CCGCGGCAAGTCCAACATGGCTCTGGAACGCACGGCGAACATGCGCTTCCTGAGCTATGCGCAACTCAAGACCGAAGGCGGCCAGACCCAGTTCGACAACAACGCCGGCGAGCGCTACATCTACAACCAAGAGCACATGGAAATCGCTCTTGGCTACGCGATCACGCGCAAGGCCATCGACGACAACCTCTACAAGACGCAGTTTCAGCCCACCAATCTCGGCCTGCTCAATTCCTTCGCGCAGACCAAGGAAATCTATGGCTGGAACGTGCTCAACACCGGCAACGTCTACAACTCGTCCATCGGCGGCGACGGGGTGGCTCTATTCTCCACCGCGCATCCAATCGATGGCGCCACGTGGGCCAATACGCCGGCCGTGCAGGTCGACCTGAACGAAGCATCGCTGCTCAATGCGATGACCACGATCCCGACGACCTTCCTCGACAATGCCGGCCTCAAGACGCACGCCCGCGCGCGCAAGCTCGTGGTGCCGTTCGCTCTCGAGCCGGTGGCGATCCGCCTCACCAAGACGGAACTGCGTCCCGGCACCGCCGACAACGATGTCAATGCGATCCTGTCGACCGCCGGCGGTCTGCCGGACGGTTACGTCGTGTCGGAATACCTGACGAGCTCGTTCGCCTGGTTCCTCATCACCAGCCTCAACCGCGATGGTCAGGGCCTGCTCTACCTCGAGCGCGTGCCGTTCGAGACCGACATGCAGGTCGAATTTACGACCGATAACTTATTGGTTAAGGGCTACGAGAGGTACAGCTTCGCCTACAACGAGCCTAGGGCGGCTTACGGGGCTTTCCCGACGAGTTGATAGTCGTCAATGCAAGTTGCTAGTTGTACATTGACAATTAGCTTCTGGTTAGCGTACGCTCGTGCGTCGCGGTCAGGAGCGGAGTATGTCAATGGGCACCCGAGTAGAACTCACGCAGGCGCGTCTGAAGGAACTTCTCGACTATGACCCCGTAACGGGGGTCTTCGTTTGGAAGAGCGATCGACCTCGCGTTAAGCGAGGAGACGTGGCAGGTGGCCCCGACGCTTGGGGTTATGTTAAAATCGGTGTGGACGGGCTTCTTTTCCCGGCCCACCGACTTGCGTGGCTTTGGGTCTACGGGGAGTTCCCCGCACAGCGGCTGAAACACCGAAATGGCATCGGTTCTGATAACCGGATCGCTAATCTATATTTGGTGGGGAAGCCTCGACCCGGCGAACCAAAAGAGAACCCCACGGCGGCTCGTGTCAGAGAAGTTTTTGACTACGATCCAGTCGCAGGTGAACTCATTTGGAAAGTCGCTACTTCGAGCAAGAACCCGGTTGGGTCCGTTGCCGGAACAATTGCCAGCACCGGATATCGACTTATCACCGTTGATTCTGTGCGGTTTCTCGCCCACAGAATAGTGTGGCTTTGGAACTATGGGGTGATGCCCCCAGGGGACATTGACCACATCAATCGCGATAAGTCCGACAATCGGATTGAGAATCTGCGGATTGCCACACGACCGCAGAACAATAGCAACAGCAAGCGCAGACGAGACAACTCTAGTGGGTTCACGGGCGTCACTTGGCACGCACAAAGTGGTAAGTGGCGTTCCCTGATCCACGTGAACAAAAAGCAAAGACACCTAGGCTTATTCGAGACGCCAGAAGAAGCGTATGCAGCCTATTGTGCCGCCGCCAAGGAAGTGTTCGGCGAGTTCGCCAAAACTTAAGGAAACCTCTCAAATGTACCTCAACCTAAAGGGCCCTTGCGGGCCCTATTTTTATGGCGGGAGGGTCTAATGTCTCTCACCACGTTTTCGGGGCCGGTCGGAACCTTCACCCAGCAGTCTGATGGGGTGAACCATTCCGATCTCGGGCTTGTCGAGCTGGCGCAGTCCGTCACGCTTGCCCAGAACAGCACGACCGCCGTCACGGCGATTGTGTACCTGCCGCAGAATGCCTCGATCACCGATTTTCTGGTCGACACTCTCACGGCATGGGACAGCGCCACTTCGGCGACCCTCTCCATCGGCACGGCGGCTGCGGGTACGCAGTATACCGGATCGATCAGCACCAAGACGGGTGGGCGCGCTGCGCCCGCCTATTCTGCCGCACAGGCTACGGCGATGGCCAACATCACCACGCATGTCGCTGTCTATGTGACGATTACCGTCGTTGGCGCTACGACCGCGGGCAGCACCCGCGTCACCGTCCGCTACATCCAGAACCCGTAAGGAGCCCGCCATGAAAGGCAAGACTAAGCGCGCCGCTGGCGGCGCTGTGAACGACAAGGACTACTGCCCGAAGGAAGTCTATTCGGGTGCCGGGTCCAATGTCATCAAGGAGGCCGAAGAGCGCAAGCGCGGCGGCCGCGTCAAGAAGGAAGTCGGCAAGGTCGAGGGCAAGATGTCCAAGATGCGCCTCGACCGTCCGGGTCGCAAGTCCGGTGGCCGTGTCGGTGCCGACAAGTCCCCGCTGAGTTCCGCTGCCGGGGGTGAAAGCCCGTCCGACCAGCGGCATTCCGATGAGGACGACTGACTACGCGAAAGGCGGTTCAGTCGACTTCATCGCGGGTGCAATAAAGCATCCGGGCGCTCTTCACCGTGAACTGCACGTTCCGCAAGGCGAAAAGATTCCCGCCCGAAAGATGGCGAAAGCCGAGCATTCGGACAATCCGACGCTGGCTCGACGTGCACGTCTCGCAGAGACGCTGAAGCACCTTCACCATTGACCTGAGACGGGGGCCGCAAAGCCCCCGTTTTCTATCCCCCCTCTTGAGGTGCGCCGATGAATCCGAAGTCCGTATCCTATGCCACGACTGGCATCAAAGAAGCGATCGCCATCGACTGGCGGATTGCGCCGGTGAATGTCGGCTATGCCGTTATCGTGCCGGGCGGCGTCACCACCAGCCTGACGCTGGATCACACCTATGACAATGTGAACGATCCCAACATCACGCCGGTGTGGATATCATCGAGCGCGATCACCACCACGACGGAAGGTACCGTCACGGTGCCCTACCAGTTCGTGCGGCTCAACATCGCATCGGTGTCGGGCGGCTCGGTGACGCTGAAGCTCAACCAGGCGACACAGATCGGCGTCTCCTGACATGGCGTCGAGCGGCACCAACAACTTCTTGCCATCAATTGGCGAGTTGACATTGTACTCATTCGGGTTGCTCGGCATTCGCCGCCCCGAAATCGTGCAGCAGCATTTGGCGGACGCGCGCATTGCCGTCAACCTGATGCTGGCGGAATGGGACAACTCGACCCCCAATCTGTGGAAGACCGACCTGGTGTCGGTTCCGCTTGTCCAAGGCACTGCGACATACAACGTCGACCCCTCCACCATCATGATCCTCGATGCCTATATCCGAACCGGTGATGGCACCGCAGCGCAGGATGACCGCATCATCTGGCCCATCAGCCGTACCGAATATGCGGATCAGCCCAACAAGAACAAGCAAGGCGCCCCGACTATCTTCTGGTTCGACCGGCTGCTGGCGCCGACGCTTACGCTATGGCTCGTGCCGGATGGCAATGGGCCATACCTGCTCAACTATTACCGCGTCTCGACCATTTTCGACGCCAATCTGCCGAACGGTGAAACCCCCGACGTGCCGGTCATCTGGCTCAAGGCTTTTGCCTACGGTCTCGCTGCGGGCCTCGCGGACAGCTACGCGCCCGACAAGGCGGATCGGCTGCAAGCCAAGGCGGACAAGGCGTTGCTGGTGGCACAGAACCAAAACGTCGAGAATGTCAATTTGACAATAGCCCCTCAAATAAATTCCTATTATAGTAGATAGATCAATGTCTTACATAGTCTATTTAGCTAAACATTTGGGGAGCGACGGCGAATACGTCGGGGCAACCAAACATTCTTTGGAGAGGCGGCGAAAGGAACATATATCGGCTGCCACCCGAGGCAACGGCGGCTGCCGTGTGTTCTGTGCCGCTATTGTCAAATATGGGCCCGACGAATTTGCATGGTCAATTCTTCATGATGGATTGACGCTCGAAGAAGCGATGAACCTAGAGAAGAAGGAAATTGCCGCGCGCAGGCCAAGATACAACATCACGGCAGGCGGCATCGGGATGATTGGTATTCCAAGAACTCCAGAGTGGCGTGCCAAGATTTCAGCGAGCAACCTGGGCCGCAAGATGACTCCAGAGCAGGTTGCCAAGGCCAAGGCGGCGCGACCACTGGATAAGGGGTTCAAGAGCGTAGTTTGCTTAGAGGATAGGCGCCTGTTTGAGTCGATAAATTCTGCAGCAAAATATTACGGCACAAGTCCTCACAGCATTTCGAGTTGCCTTCATGGGCATCAAAATAGGAGTTGCGGCAAACATTTTGCCTTGTTGGGCGCGCTGCCTTCGGGCGAAGAGATCAGCTTCATTTTGTCCCAACGGGCCAAGCGCGAAACGCAAAGTAGAGAGAACGTGAGACTCGCCCGATCACGCCCGATAGTCTGCCTCGAAACCGGAGAGATATTCCCGAGTAGTACGGCCGCGAGCCTTGCGTTCGGTGTTTCGGTGACGCGAGTTTCGCAGATTTGCAGGGATGGAGGCTCGCTTAGATCTGGTCGTTCGTTCCGGTTTGAGGATTCAGCACAGGTGATTGTGCCATCTCGCTCGCAAGAGGATATCGAGGCAGGCAAAAGATCACGTGTCGAGAAACTGAAGGCGCGCCGGTATTCTCCGGAGACGATTGAGCGCATGCGATTGGCGGCCAAGAAACGCGGCGTCGCCGCATCGACACGAGCAGCGCAGATCGCCGCGATTACAAAACCGGTTGTGGTTGTCGAGACTGGACAAGTTCTGTTGTCGACAGCCGAAGTTTCCACGCTATTCGGTCTGAGACCACAAACGGTCTACAGCCTACTTCGTCACGGTAATGTAAGCCGCAAGCTGGGCTTGTCGTTTCGGTACGCGGAGGCGGACGCATGAGCCTCACCTATTCCACCTACGTCGCCGCGCTCGCCACCATGACGGCGACTACATCGAGCGATCCCAATTTCCAGATCGTGTTGCCAGATACGATCGATTATGCCGAGCAAAGAATCTACCGCGAGCTCGACCTGATCTCGACGGTGACGGTGGACGATAGCGTGACGCTCGCGACCGCTGACCGGAATGCGACGATCCCCGACACCTTCATCGTTACCAACGGCTTCAATGTTCTCACCCCGGCGGGGGCGACTGCATTGACCGGTGCGCGGGTGCCACTGACGCCGGTGTCGCGCGATGTCATCGACATGCTGTGGCCCGGCAACGCATCAGCTGGCGTACCGACCATGTTTGCGATGATCACGCAATGGGACCTGATCCTCGGGCCCGCGCCGGATGGCCCTTATGTGCTCGAAACCATCGGTACGCAGCGGCCGACGCCCCTGTCTGCATCGAACACCACGACCTTTTTGACGCAGTACCTGCCCGATCTGTTCCTTGCTGCCTCGATGATTTTCATGAGCGGCTACCAGCGGAATTTCTCTTCCACCGGCAATGATCCCCAAATGTCGGTAAATTGGGAGAGCCAGTACGAAAAGCTGCTGGACTCGGCGGAAACCGAAGAGAGCCGCAAGAAGTACGCTTCGAGCGGCTGGGCTTCCCTGTCGCCGCAGCCTCTCGCTGGTACGCCCCGCTAAATGCCGCTCCAGACCGTCACCCTGCAGGCCGGCGTCAATGCCGAGCTTACGGCTGCCCAGGCGCAGGCGACCATCATCAGCAGCCAGCTCGTGCGGTTCAAGGGCGCCGGCAACAACCGTCTGCAAACGGGCATCGTGGTCCCCGATATCCTGGTGGAAAAGCTCGGTGGTTGGACGAAGTTCTATCCGTTGTCGCTCGGCTCACCGGTGCGCGACTTGCATGCGTGGGAAGGGTTGAACGCCGACACGCACCTTGCCGCCGGCTGCGAAACATCGCTCGACGTGATCAGTTCGGGCGTTGCCGTCGACGTGACGCCGCACACGCTGATCACCAATCCTGCGGTGGATTTTTCCACCACCAGCGGCGGGGCGACGGTGACCATTGTCGACGCCGGGCTGACGCCCTCCACGTTCGACAGCATCTTTCTGCTGACCCCCGTCTCGGTGGGCGGTCTAATCCTTTCGGGCGCCTATCAGATCATCACCGTCGCAGGGTCGACAAGTTACACGATCACCGCGGCATCTAATGCAACGACCACTGTCTCGCATGGTGGCGCGGTGCCCGTATTCACCACGACGGTCAGCAGCCCGTTCGTCAATGTCCAACTAACGGGCCATGGCGAAACGGTTGGCGAGACCTTCGCGGCGAGCGTGCCAACGACGGTTGGCGGCATCGTCATTTCGGGCGGCTACATCATCCAGGCAGTGGTCGACGCCAACAATTTCACCATCATCAATTCCGTCTCTGCAACATCGAGCGCGACCGGCGCGATGAATGGTGGCAATGCGGCAATCGAGTATTTCATCGGATCGACCCCGAACGTGCCGCCGGCCGGCTATGGGGTAGGCACCTATGGCACCGGCAGCTACGGCATTGGCATCAGCCCGACCCCGACGCCGGGCACGCCAATCACCACCAGCAATTGGACCTTGGACAATTGGGGGGAAGTGCTCATTGCGTGCCCCGCCAACGGGCCGATCTACACCTGGTCGCCGGACAGCGGCTTCAGCACGGCCAACAAGATCGTCGGGGCGCCGCTGATCAATGGCGGCATATTCGTTTCAAACTCGGCGCAGATCCTCATTGCGTGGGCCTCGTCGCTCGGCGGGGTGCAGGATCCCTTGCTGGTGCAATGGTCGGATTCCGGCGACTATACCAATTGGTCAGTGAGCGCGCTGACGCAGGCGGGAAACTACCGCATTCCGACAGGATCGAAGATCGTCGGCGGCATGGCGGGGCCCCAGTTCAACCTGATTTGGACCGACCTCGATGTCTGGGCCATGGACTATGTGGAACCTCCGCTGGTCTATGGCTTCAACAAGCTGGCCACCAATTGTGGACTGATCGGGCGCCACGCCTACGCCACGGCGGATGCCTCGGTCTATTGGATGGGCAACAAGCAGTTCTATGTGATGACGGGCGGCTCAGTCACTTCGATTCCGTGCCCGGTGTGGGACTTCATCTTTCAGGACCTCGATACCAACCATCTCGACAAGATTTACTGCGCGTCCAACAATGGGTTCGGAGAGGTCGCATGGTACTTCCCCTCTAAATCTGGCGGGACCGGAGAGATCGATTCCTACGTCAAGGTCAACACGGACCTTGGCTATGCGTGGGACTTTGGACGCCTGCAACGTACCGCATGGATTGACCAGTCGGTGGTGGGTCAGCCGATCGGCGCGGACGCGAGCGGCTATGTCTACCAGCACGAGATTTCGCCCGATGCGGATGGTCAGCCGATGCTGTCCAGTTTCTCGACCGGCTACTTTCAGGTCGCGGATGGCGATCAACTGAATTTCATCGACTGGTGCATTCCGGATTTTCGAGAAGGAACCTATGCGGGGGCGGCTTCCGCAATTCTCGACCTGTCGATCAACTTCACCGATTACCCGGGGAGTCCGGCGCAAACGGTCGGGCCCTTCAACATCACCAGCACGACGCCCTTCGTGAACCCTCGGTTGCGGGCTCGCTACGCTGCGCTGATGATCGGCTCGTCTAATCTGGGCTCATTCTGGCGCATGGGCGGCCTCAAGCTACGGGCAACGCCTGATGGGAGGCTTTGATGGCTGAGGATGGTAGCGGCGGCGCGTTTATCTCGGTGCTGCAGAATGGCGT